TGACCTACAACAAAGTCAAAAAGTTCAAACTGGAACGTGTGTTTGCTGAACTGGAATGGATGGCTCAGCACAACTTTGATTGGATCAGTATAACTGATGCCAACTTTGGCATGTACCCCGAACGTGACGGCATGATTGCAGACAAGATCATTGAGTGTCAAGAAAAATACGGTAGCCCAAGAACGTTCAGTGTGGCCTGGGCCAAGAATCAAAAGAAAGAAGTCATAGACATTGTGAAGAAACTGTTGGATGCCAAAGGATTCAATCAGGGACTTACACTGAGCGTACAGAGTCTGGATTTGGATGTGCTGGAAAACATTCGTCGCAAGAACATGGAAATGAACAAGCTCAACGAAGTGTTTGAGCTGTGCGACCAACGCAACATTCCTGCATACACAGAATTGATCTTGGGCCTGCCTGGTGAAACATTGGAAACATGGAAGAAAAACTTCTATGCCTTGTACGAGTTGAATCAACACACTGGTATCACAACATTCCAAGCACAGTTGTTGGAAAATGCTGAGATGAACCTGTTGCAGAAAAAACTGTTCAAGATCACCAGCCAACCTGTTACAGACTACTTTGCTGGCAGCTACAGTGTGGAACACATTGAAGAAAGTATTGACGTCATCACAGGCACCAAGGACATGCCCACACCGGTGATGCTGGATGCACAGATATTTGCCTGGTTCCAGACCACGTTTCATATCAACGGCTTTGCTACCTTGGTTGCACGTTTTATCAACAAGTACTTGAACATCAGCTACAACGACTACTACGAAGAATTGTTTGCACACTTCATGACCAATGAATGGGTAAAGAAAGAAGAATCCGAAGCCCGTATGTATTTCAACAATTGGATGATGACTGGGCGCATTAACCATCCCAAAATTGGTGTGGAAATACACGGCTGGAACATCATTCACAGAACCAGCATGAACATGCACCAGGAAAATCAAGTTGAACAGTTGTACGATCATCTGGAACAGTTCCTAGAACGGTACAACTTGCCCCCAGATCTACTGGCCAGCTTGATGAAACTGCAAAGAAGTTACTATATCAAGTATGATGACAGAAATCAGTACCCCATGAACTTGCAGTTGGAATACAACATCTGGGAATATTTGAGCTTTAGTAAGCCCTTAGAAAAAGTCCCTACTGTGTATCGATTGGACTTTCCCGAAGACAAGACCATGAGCTTCAACAGATTCTTGGAATTGTTTTATTTTGCAAGACGCAGAAATTTTGGCAAGGCCACAGTGGATCGCGTCAGTGGCGGAGACTCCAAAGGCGCACGTCGAGGCGCAGGTGCTGCCAAAGCACAAGGCAGTTTTTCAGTGAAGAAAAAACAACTAGTGGCGTGATGTCAAGGCTGTTTACATTTGGGTGCAGTTTTACCAACTATCGTTGGAGCACCTGGGCCGACTGTCTTGCTCCAGAATTTGATCACTTTGAAAATTGGGGGCAAGCCGGCGGCGGCAATCATTACATTTTTAACTCAGTAATGGAAGCTGATCAGCGTCATCAATTTGGTACAGGTGACACTGTGATAGTTTGTTGGACCAGTTTAGATCGCGAAGATCGTTATGTTGATGGACGGTGGCATACTCCAGGCAATGCGCATTTTGCAACCAACGTGTTCAACAAAGAATATCTCAAAACACACATTGATGAGCGAGGATTTTTAATTAGAGATCTTGCTTACATCAAAGCAGTAAAAACGTTGTTGGAAAATCGTCCTGGATTGACTTGGCGTTTCTTGAGCATGGTAGAACTCATGGCTCGTCCTTGGCCCGACGATGATGTTAGTTTGCACAGAGATGTCATGAGATTGTACAGTGATGTACTAGATACTATCTTGCTGGGTTATGACAAAACTGTGTTTGCTGAAACTGGATGGCCCAATAGAAATGGGGATCCACATCCCAGTCCAGACGAGCATTTGGCCTATTTGGACGCAGTATTACCAGGCTGGGTGACAAAGGCAGAAACTCGTGTTAAAATGCATGAACAAAGTATCAATCTAAATAAAGATCCCCGCAAGTCGGGCATGACAAAGGTAACAAGATTATGAAATTAAAAGTATCAGAATTATTTTATTCAGCACAAGGCGAAGGACGCTATGTTGGTGTGCCTAGTGTATTTTTACGCATGTTTGGTTGCAACTTTACCTGTTCAGGGTTTGGGTGTAAACCTGGTGAGAAGAGTAAAGAAGCAGACGAAGTGGCCAAGACTGTGGAATTGTACAAAACATTTGAAGAACTGCCATTGGTGAACACAGGCTGTGACAGTTATGCAAGCTGGCATCCAGACTTCAAACACTTGAGTCCCACATACACAGTGGAAGAGCTTGTGAACCGAATGACTGAGCTATTGCCCAATGGCAACTGGTTGCAACCCAATGGCAATCCTGTGCATTTGGTAATCACTGGTGGTGAACCATTGCTGGGTTGGCAACGTGCTTATCCAGAACTGTTGGATGTTTTGGCCGAACGTGGCTTGCGACACATCACATTTGAGACCAATGGTACTCAAGAGCTAAGTCGAGAGTTTAGAGATTACTTGCGCAACTGGTTTGGTGAGATCACATTCAGTGTTAGTCCAAAATTAAGTGTCAGTGGTGAGTCCTGGGCGGACGCTATCAAGCCTGATGTAGTTTGGGATTATGAGACACATGGTATTACATATCTCAAGTTTGTTGTGGAAAAAGTTGAAGACTTTGACGAACTGGATCGTGCAGTGGATGAATATCGACTGCGTGAGTTTGGTGGTCCTGTGTTTGTGATGCCTGTGGGCGGTGTGGTCAGTGTGTATGATGGCAATAGAATCAATGTGGCCGACGAAGCACTCAAACGTGGTTACTGGTACAGTCCACGATTACACGTTGACCTTTGGGGCAATGGGTGGGGAAAATAATGGGATTCTTTGATAGATTTAAGAAGCAGCCTCCTGTAAAAGAGGAAAAAGAAAAAGTTATCCGTGTGCCCAAGGCGCCTGAGAAAACTGCCAAACAACTGGCCACAGAAAACAACGAACCTTATGTGGCTATTCTTGCCATGGACATTGATCCCAACAACTTGCACCAAGGTGCATTTGAACTGGACTGGAATGAAATATTCATTGCACGCCTGGTCAAGGCCGGTTACATGATGAAACCCACAGACGCAGACTCAGACATTGTGGATCGTTGGTTCCAAAATGTGTGCAGACATGTTGTGATGGAAACATGGGAACAGGACCAAGCCATGCGCAACTCAGCAGGCGGTTATGTACACACCCGTGACATTGGTGACGGACGCACCGAGATTAGTTAAGGAAATTGATATGATGGATGGAAGACGTGTGGGCTTTACTGCCAGCACTTTTGATTTGTTACACGCTGGTCACATTGCCATGTTGCGTGAGGCCAAAGAAGAATGCGACTACTTGATTTGTGCGTTGCAAAACGATCCCACCTTGGATCGTCCTAATAAAAATCGCCCAGTGCAGAGCATTGTAGAACGACAACTGCAACTGATAGGTTGCAAGTACGTGGATGAAGTTTGGGTGTACAACACAGAAAAAGATCTAGAAGACCTGTTGTTGATATTGCCCATTGACGTGCGCATATTGGGTGTGGAATATGAAGGTCGAGAATTTACTGGTCGTGAGATTTGCCACAAACGTGATATTGAACTACACTTTAATGGTCGCGACCATTCGTTCAGCAGCAGTGAATTGCGTCAGCGTGTGGCCACTGCCGAAGACATAAAAAAGAAAATGGAAGCATGGGAACCAGTGGGCGCAGACGACACAGGTGGTCCCAGTCCCAGATGATATTGTATGCAAATGGGTGCAGTCACACCGCTGCCGCAGAAGCAGTTGTGCCAGATGCGTTTGCAGTGGATGATGGTAAGAACGGTATAGATCGTCGCCCACATCCACTTAATTTGGCAGCCAGTTGGTGTACACATTTGGCACAGAATCTTGGCCGTACATTGGTTTGTGATGCAGAGTCGGCTAGCAGTAATGACCGCATCATTAGAACCACCAGGGAATGGATTGCCAACAACCCTGACAAACTGAACAACACATTCATGGTCATACAGTGGACCACTTGGGAACGAGAAGAGTGGTTGCACAACGGCACATGGTATCAGGTGAACGCATCTGGGGCAGATTGGGTTCCCAAAGAACTACAGCAACGATACAAACAGTTTGTGGTTGATGTGGATTGGGCAATTAAAACCCAGGAATGCCATGAAAAGATTTGGACATTACACACCGAACTCCAAAGGTCGAACATCCCTCACTTGTTTTACAGTAGTCACAGTACTTTCAGTGATGTTCAAAATCAACATATTTGGGGTACCAGTTACATGTACCCTTACAACAGACAGGGTTCTTACAATGTCATTTTGCAACAAAATGGGCATGTGCCCACAAAATGGTACCATTTTGATGCCAAAGGCCATTGCTTTTGGGCCAACTATGTGTTACAATACATCAAACAACACAACTTGGTGAACACAAATGCGCTACCTACTGATTGATACTAGCAACATGTTTTTCCGTGCGCGACACCAAGCACATCGTGCCGCAGACACATGGACCAAATTGGGTTTTGCCCTGCACTTGACCTTGATGAGCGCAAACAAAGTGGCACGTGATTTAGGCGCTGATCATGTGGTATTTGCACTGGAAGGTCGAAGCTGGCGCAAAGATCATTACAAGCCCTACAAGGCCAATCGTGCCGTGGCACGTGGGCAAATGAGCGAGTCAGAAGCAGAAGAGGACAAGCTGTTCTGGGAAACCTATGATGAGCTGACTAAATACTTGTCTACAAAAACCAATTGTAGTGTTGTTCGTTGTGCCACAGCAGAAGCAGATGACATCATTGCACGTTGGATTGCTTTACACCCCCAAGACGAACACGTTATTGTCAGCTCAGATTCCGACTTTGTGCAGTTGATTGCACCCAATGTAAAATTGTACAATGGCATCAACGATCACTTGTTTAGTGTTGCGGGTGTCACAGACGCAAAAGGCAAAAACTTGGCATTCTCTATTGAAAGCAACAGCAAGATCAAGGTTGGCAAAGCCGATGCCAACTTTGTGCCACCTGTGGATTATCAGAAGTGGGTGTTGTTCTTGAAGTGCATGCGTGGTGATCCTGGTGACAATGTGTTCTCAGCCTATCCAGGTGTGCGGGTCAAAGGCACAAAGAATCAAGTGGGTCTCACAGAAGCATTTGAAGATCGTGACCGTCGTGGCTATGCATGGAACAATCTCATGTTGCAACGTTGGATGGATCATGAACAAACAGAACGCAAGGTCTTGGACGACTATGAACGCAATCGTGTGTTAATTGATCTCACTGCACAGCCCGATGCTGTCAAGGCAGTCGTAGATGAAGCCATACGTGAGCAGATTAGTCATAAGGATGTGGGCATGGTAGGTGCGCACTTCCTAAGATTCTGTGGCAAATATGAACTCACCAAACTCAGCGACTATGCAGATGCTATAGGTCGCTGGTTGAATCAAACATACAAAGGAGTATTAGATGATCGAAGCCAAACCCATAGTGGATAAAAAGTATTGGATCTTGAAGCAAGACAATCGCAAGGTTGGTGTGGTAGAAGCTGAAGCCGACGGCTACACTGTGCGCATCAATGATCAAGTGGGCAAGTTCAAAACCATTCCCATGGTGCGAAAGCAGGCCAACATTGAGTTTGCACCACCTGAGAAAATCACAAAGCCTGCGCCAGACCAAGTGCATGGATTTGAAACAGGATGCAGAGCATTCAATCCCATGTGGGATGTCAAACATAAGTTGCCACTGTTCACAAAAGAAAACAAATCAAAGTCATGGTATGCCGCTGGTTGGTATGCTGTAAAACAACATCGTAGTTGGAAACTGATTCGCAACCCAAAACTAATTGTGTTGGAACGTTATCAATATCAAGGACCATTTCATACTCAGGAGGCAGCACGTGACAAATCCCTTTCGTGATCAAGAAAAATTCATGCGGGCCTGTGACCAGTCGGTCGAGGAATTCAATCAAAGTCAATTCAACATGTATCTTGGACTGATTGAAGAAGAAGCTGCTGAACTCGGTGTTGCAATCAGTAATCACGACCAAGTAGAAACACTGGATGCACTGATTGATATTTTGGTTGTTACCATTGGTGCTATCCACTCCATGGGTGCTGACGCCGAAGGTGCCTGGAAAGAAGTTATGGCCACAAACTTTGCCAAGATTGATAGAGAAACTGGCAAGGTGCGCAAGCGTGAAGATGGCAAGGTACTCAAGCCCACAGGTTGGCATCCACCTGTGCTGTCACCATTCCTGACTAGAAAATGAAAACACGCGAAGAAATTGTCACCGCAATGTGCTACACCTGGCGGCATGATTATGGGCTTGACCGCAATGAACATGATGGTCCAGGTGGTTTGGTCAGTGTTGGCCTGACCGATGCTGACCGCAAACTATTATGGAGTCAAATGGCACAGATCTTTGACAACGACATTGCACCACACATGGAGTTTAGACCATGAGCATGCACATAAATCGTTTTGTGGACTCAATAAAGGCTGCAGAAAGCCGCGGACAACGAGAACTACAAATAAGCCTGCGTGATGCCAAAGATCTACATAGTGATATTACCAAACTGTTGCTCACACTGGAACAAATGCGAACACAACAAGCACGTGGTGCAGAAATAGTAGAAGTGCAGATCACCGGCGGTAGTTTTAAATCTACATAGTTATTGGCATAAATAAACGCGGAGTTTAATATGTCAAGACCAAAGCCTACAGTGCTAATTGAGCACACTAACAAACAGACTTACAAGACAGAACAAGTGCTGGCGTCAGAAGGTGTTTGGGCGGTGTTTTTTGATGCCAAGCCTATCAACTTGAAAACCAGCAACTTGCTTACTCAGTTTCCTGGTCCCAAGTACAAAAAAGTATCGTTCTCCAACCCAGGACACGCCATTAACTTGGCTAGAAAACTCAACACACAGTTTCGAACAGACAAGTTCAGTGTTGTGCTGTTGACACAAGGGGATAAGATCTATCCCAATGCTCAATAAACTTGCTCTTACTCAGGAACTGATAACACG